AGAAGGGATACGCTCTGTCTGAAGTTTCTTGCTCATAAATCTCTGTGTGTTGGTTTTCGTATCTGTCATATTCCATTCCAAAAAGAGCATTAAGTCCTGGCTCTAACTCTTTAAGGAGCTGTGATCTTGCTATAGCCATGTCATATCCTCCTTATAGACCAGTGGTTGCAGTATGGAATGGTAAGTTCAGCTTGACGAGGAATATTACCCCTGCTGTCGTTACCGATATTTCGTCAAACGAGTCTTTAATACCAATAATCCTGAAGTTATCAGTAGCCGTTGTAGCTCCCGCTGTGGATACAGATATTTCACCAATAGAAACACCAGTAGAACCATTTTGTGAGCCAAACCCTGTACCTTCAGCATTTGAATGCACTAAAGCCTGTGCCGTTGCGATATTAGTTAGCGAAGCATCGCCTTGTATCTCATACACTTGATGTGGATCGTCGTGTACGAATACAACTGCTTCTGATCCTGACTTCAAAGAAGCGGTTCCTGGATAATTGTTATCAAAAACAGGTTTTCCAGTTAGATCTATGTATTGACATCCTGCCATAACACCTAGAATCGCCACACTTCCTCCATCAGCCGCACTAACATCTACAAGACCGTTTGTTAGAGGTATCACCATATCACCTTGATAAATTGCACTCGATGATCCTGCTGTCGCACTAACCTGTACTTTGTAAGCTGTCATGCCATTGGAGTTCGGTGTAGACCCTAATTTATTATGAGGACGCAATCCAAAAGGGGCATCAATATTAGTTGCCATTTTAGTCTCCTCTAGTTATCGGAGCCGCCTTTGGCTCCAAAGGTTACACGTGATTGCCTTTCTGGTTTCATAATAGGCATCGAACTATTGCTTTCCCTCATCAAATCATTATCCACAGCTGTCATCTGATCTTGTGTTCTTTGTCGATAATAATCATCCCGCTGCTTCTTTGTTTCGATAGGGAATCTTGCTAGTAAAAGCCCCCCATTTGCAATCACCCCTGCATGTTTTCCGTCCATTACTGATTCGCGGATCCAACGATGTATATAACCCTCAGGGGGTGGGGGTGCGTCTAAGGCAGACGGTGGTGTCCAAGGTTTATGGCGTGCAGTTTTTTCACGAGTTTGTGCAGTGCGTGGAGTTCTATCGTTCATGATTTAACCTCTACGAGTTGTTGACGCGTGCGAGTTGTTTCGCATATAGGTCGTATGGTACACCAAGTTTGTCAGCGATTGCAACCTGAGATGGTGATAATTTTATTTTTTTACTCGTTGATTTACCATTTGGTCGCGATACTGAGGCTACTGGTGCGTGGTTAGACTGCACGTTTCCACCAAACTTGTGAGGAAAATCTCTTTTCATGCGTGCATCTAATTCTCTGTAGTAATCATCACTAGTAGGATCATAAAACTCTTTTTCTACCATTTGTTTGTGATGACTAAAAGCTGTAAGTGTCATAGGTTCATCTGCTCCAAACCAAGTATTTTTACTTGCCCAAGCCTGTGCTTTAGGGTCAACAGGTTGTTGCGATTTTGCCTGTGGCTGTTCTGCAACAGTTTCAGTTTTTGTTTCGCGTTCCTGCTTTACGGTGTTGTAATTACGTTGATCGGCGGCGAGCTGTGCAATTTGGTTTTGGGCTTCCACCTGTGCGTCCACATCACCATTATTTATAGCATCAGCAAGCTGTTTCTTAAGATTTGCTTCCTGATTAGTAATACGATTGCCGTATTCGGTGATATAAGACTCATCTATTTTTTCAGAACGTTGCTGTAATTTTTCGTTCTGTTGCTGTAAAGATCGTGCATATTCAGTCGCAGCTTGTTCTCTACGCTCTGCTTCTCGCATTTTGTACGTAAGTTTTTCAATACGTTTTTTAACTTTTTCGCTATAGCCTTCTAAACTATCAGAATCCTCGCTAGCTTCTTGTTCTGCAGACTCTTCCGTTTTTTCCTCTGCAGGTGCTAGATCTAACTCTTGCTGTACTTCTTCTTTAGGTTGCTCTTCTACTTCAACTTCTATTTTTTCTTCTGCTTGTTGCATAGTTCCCTCTATGTATTGATTATATCTTCAGGATTATCAATTGTAGCTAGTATTTCATCATCATTTAACAATCGTACTTCACCACCATCAATTCTAAATCGTGCTCCAGCGTATCGACCAAATATTACCCAGTCTCCTTGTTTACACCATGCACGACTGTGTCCCCATGTGTAATCAAACTTAGAAGAATCTTTGTACGCCAACGGTCCCACTTTCAATACCAACCCACAAACTGTTGCTAATGCTTCTCTGTCTACATGTTCATCTGGCAAATGCAATCCACCTTTAGTGGTTTTTTTACCCTTGTAAGGCAGAATCAATATACGCCACCCCATAGGTTCAGGCAGTTTTGCTAATGATTCGGCTTCCCAGTCTATTTTAGAATTTTTTGGTAGCTTGTACACTGGCGTTTCAGGCACAGGCTGTGTAAATGTAGCTTTTTCAGTCATATTGTACTTTCTTATGCAGGCTGTCTATTTCCTGTTGTATGTTTGCAAGTTCTGCGAGGCGTCCTCGCAACTCCTTGAGTGTAGATAAATCTTCTATCGGTCCAGTTAATATCTGTTCTTCTATTTGAGTCATCCGCTCACGAATTATCTTACGTAGTTTTTCGTGAATGTAAAGGTCGCTCATGTAACTTTTGTAGCTTTTTTTGATTTTTTTGGTTTTTTACGTGCCGTTTTTGCAGCATTTACAAAATCTTGCTTGCTCGGTGCTCCTTTTTGTCCAGGCTTACGTGGTTTTTTACCACTCATTCTTCTCTTGCGGATGTTTTCGTATAAACTCATTTTGTAATCCCCTTTTGTTTCTCATATGTACGTAATCCACCGATACCTAACATACCACCGAGCACTGTCAATAGCGTACCCATATCAAACTCGGGCAGTTCTGGTATCTCAGCACCTGCAATTGATGCTCCGAATATAATTAAATCTTTTAATATAAAATGATATGCAAAAGCTATAGCACAAACCCAACCAACAGCAGGTCTCCATCCCCCCTTAAAAAATGAGCCACTTGCTGCTTCCGCTTTATTGACTTCTATTTGTGCTAAATTTAATTCTTGTGCATGTTTTTGGCTCATCGTCGCTATTTCATGTGCGAGAGCAGCTTTTTGATCTTTATCTTCAATAAATTTATCTAATAACCCACTTACTGGACCGACTAAAGTTGATATTAAACTCATTTAACCTCTCCTTTATCTGCCCTTTTTGCAAGCTGATTAAAACCAATAAAAGAAGCCAATACACCCATATTAGATAAAACCCATATTTCGGCTATACCCGATAAATGATCTATTCTTTCAATGGGTACAAGGGGTGTCATCAATACAATTATAAAAGCTGTTACGGTAAGAGCACTAAACCACACAAGATAGCGTTGCTGATCTTCTTTTTTATCACGATTTTCTAAAAGCACCATACGTTCTTTGATAGCCATTTCTCTATCAGTTACAACGCCATCACCATTAGTATCGGCTTTTTCCCAAACTGAACCTTTTTCTAGTGTTTTTTGGCTCAACGAACGCCTCTAAATTTTATACCTCGTATTGCCGCTCCCCCTCCTCGTGAAACATTTGGTGTATCAGATCGTATTTCTGTTGCTACCATTCTAGCTTTGTTTTCACCTTCTGGTGGCGAACCTTTTGCACGTTTGACTGGACCACCATACATATACTTACCACGAAAATAATCAGGGTCTATTTGTATAATCTCAGCTTCAACTTCGTTTTCGTTATCTGACGTCATACTGCCCTCAAGTTCTTTAATACGTTTTACCATATCATCACTAAGTTTTTTCTCTGCCATTAGTTGCCTCCTCTGTTGACTGTCCGTTGTAATGCAATTTGTGCTCGCATGTTTGCAATATCTTCTGTACTAGCAATACGTTCACGAGCAAGTTGTGCCTGTTGGTCAATACGCATTTGGTCTAACATATTTTCCGCTTGATCTTGTTGAGCATCTTGCTGTTGTTCTTGTTGACGTAATGCTAACTCTTGTGCTTTTAAATCTACCAGTGGATCTTTACCCATCGCCCCTAGCACTTCGTTTTCTTGTTGTAAATACGCATTTTGCAGTTCAGCTTCTACTTCTGCCACTCGGCTTGCCAATAAAGCAGGTTCTAATTGACCTTGCCCTTGTTGCATTTGCATTTCCTGTTGTACCATCATCTGTGCTTTCATACCAATATGCTGGAATATATGGGATTGTAATATCTGCATCATAGCTGGATTACCACGTATTACATTGCTTGTCATGTAATTTAAATGAGCACTTATATGGGCATCATGGTTTTGGTCAGGGAACGCCTGTAGTTGTTGTCTACCAACCAATGCCATTTGCACAATACCGTTTTCCTGTACAGGGTTCATAGGCATGGGCTGTGCAGGAGGAGGCAATATTTGTTCTACATTATCAACATTCAAGGCATTATACATACGTCTATACGCTTCATACACATTATGAATATCTGGTTTTGCAGAAGCCAATTTTAATTGTTCTTGAGCTAAACTCACTCGTTGTGACATACTAAAAATGTTTGGGTTTGCCACTGGTATAATATCAATACGCCCATCAAAATCTGCCTGCTTCATTCCAGGCTGAGCACCATTTACATTATAAGGGTAATCGCTAGGGTCTAATGCAATAATATCAGACAATAACTTAAACTCTTGCTTCATAGCATTATATAATCGCTTATGCACCGCCGACATAATACGGCTACCACGTTCTAAGAGTGCTATCGTCGTACCTACTGGCATTTCTGTATTTTGCACATTACCAGTACCAATATCTGTTGTCCCTACAAATTTTTGAGCTGCTTGCACTACAAAACCAAGTAATTGGAATAATGTTGCACTTGGTTCTTTATAGGGTAGCGGTAATAATGAACTCCGCAGTTCTGTACCTATTACATCAACATCTCGCCACTCTCCAGGCTGAAGCGGTTGGTCATCATCGCGGATACGTAAACCACGTGACTTGAATCCTGCAGGCATATTGGCTAAAGTTCCTGCATCTACCAACTGCCGTAAGTTTGCTGTAGCTGTACGTGATAAGTTACCTAACAAATGTATCAAGCCATTACCATAAAACCCTAATCCAGGAGTAAACATATAGTGAACAAAAAACTGTTTCTTACGTTTTTGCAGATCATTTGCATCAAAATTCCTATAAACA